ATGTCGCCCGCGTCGCCGCCCATCACATACCCATCTTATTCGAGCCGAGAAGCCCGCCCGTATAGCTCGCAAGCAAGCCCTGAATGATATTCGACGGCGTGCCGGCGGGCTTGTAGCCGAATGGTTGCCCCGCCTGCTCCGGCCCGCGGAGTTGTTGCCCAACTAGATTCACAATCGGGCCAGTGAGCGGGTTTGCCGAGCTTGTCGGGTCTTTTAGACCCTGGATCGCGCGCATGAGCTCGCCGATGCCGCCACCCACCTTGCCACCTGCCCCGATGGTATCGGCACCCGTGCCCGGCACTGCGCCCGTGAATCCTTGCGCGAAGCCCTGGAGGAAACTCGGCGACGGAGTGGGCGACGGCGGCCCGACGAAATCCGGCGAGCCCGCCGCCCCAGGGGCCGGCGTTTGGTCACCACCGGAGAAGAGGCTTGCCACCCCACTTCCGATATCCCCGAGCCCGGATGCAATGCCGCCCATTATGCCGCCCTCCGGCGTCGTCGCTTCGCATCGTAGCGTCGGCCGACTACCAGCCGACACGCCCGACAGTAACGCTTGCCGTTTGACGCGACGTAGAGGTTCTCCCCGTCGTAGGGATGACCTTGCGGGCAATGTGTCTTCTGTGCGTTCGGCGGGTTGCCGAGATAACCGTGGCGTTTGTGGTCGGCTCGACGGCCGCGTTCCCGCAAGCACACCTTGCACACCCGTGCGCCGCTTTTGGCTCGGTAGAGGTTCGCATTAGCGAGCGGATGGCCGTGCATGCAATGTGTCTTGGCGGCGTTGGCGGCGGCGTGCGTCTCACCACGCATGAGGTTTTCCCGAGCCGTCACTAGCTCAAGATGTGCCGGATTGCAGCACAGGCGATTCCGGCACGTATGGTCAAGCTGTAGCACGCGCATGTGAGGCAACGGCCCAACAAGGAAGTGGTACACAAGACGGTGCACGCGGGGTGTCTTGCCGTTGTAGCGTACGACGCCGTAGCCACGCGGGGTCTGGTCGCCCGTCCATAACCAACACCCACCCGGGCCGGCCTTGTCGATACGCTTCCAGAATCGGTGCCACCACAATGCATGGTAGGCGTCGAATCCGTGCTTGCGCCAACTCATGGCTACGCCAGTGGTAGACATAGGAGAACTATTATAGTATTTGGCTACCTTTCGAGGACGGGGTTGCCAGGGGCCGGGTCGCTTCGAGCATTTGAAGACCGGGGGAGACGCCTCCGGTTAAGAGATTTAACAAGCCTCCCGCGGATTGCATGGGAAGTTGATACTGTTGCATGAGAACTTGGCCGAGTTGCTGGATGGCGTTCGCTTGCTGACCGGCAAGTTGCGGCCCGAGCATGGCGATATTCGCGCCCCCTTGCGCGCCTTGCTGTACCCCGAGCCCCGCTTGCTGCAACGCTTGCACAAAGGGGAGCGCCGAACCGGCAATACCCGCTTGCCCTTGCGCGGCTTGCTGCACCCCTTGCGCGGCACCCTCCATGCCCGTAATCCCTTGCTGCGTAATGTTCCCGAGGTTACCCGACGCCGCAGTTACACCCTGCAAGGCTGCTTGCTGGTTTTGCGCTTGTTGCTGCGCCATCTGCGCCGCAAGGTTCATGTTCGCTTCCGTGAGCATTTGCTGACCACCGCCACCACCCTCGAGCCCGCGGGCGGCGGCTTGCGGATTCACTTGTTGCGCGATACGGCGGGCGGCGGTTTGGTAAATATCCTCGCCCGCGATCGGCGACGCTTGTTGCTGTAAAAACCGTTGCGCTTGCGTCATGCCGGCTTGCGCGCCTTGCTGCGCCGGGCCGCCCATGGCGGCTTGTGCCGCGTTGAATGCCGCTTGCGCGCCGGTCATGCCTTGTTGCCCGGCTTGCATTAAGCCGGGCATGAGCCCCTGAATTTGGTTGTACGCGTCTTGTGCGCCCGTCAACCCTTGCTGCGATGCCTGTAAGCCTTGCTGTGCGGCTTGCTGCCATTGCGGCAATTGTTGCTGTGCCGCCGCGATGGCAGACTCTAACCCTTGCACCGCTTGGCCGCCTTGCTGCGCAACTTGTTGCCCGATACCCGTCGCCCCGCTAATCACACCGGGGGCGAATTGCTGTATTTGCTGAATGGCCGACGCGAGCGGCCCACCGGCTCGCCCACTTTGAATATCCGCTTGCAACCGTTGCGCGGCGCGACCTTGCCCGGTACCGAGCCCGAGGAGTAGCGGAGAAATCGCTTGCCGTGATATCCGCCCCGCCATCTGCATCGGCAATTGGCCGTAGGGCGAGCTTATCGAGGTGCTCGATTGGTTTTTCCCGTAGTAGCGGAGCCGCTCAAGAGCCCCTGGGGGGCGGTGATAACGGCGTGAGTCGTGCGCGTGCATTGCTAGTGCTCCGCCACGTCACGCGCGAGCGCTTCGAGGTCGCGCTTGACGCAAAGTGCCGTGGTCTGCCATCCCCGTTCGCTCCATTGCGTATCGCCGGGCACCGTACGGCCCTCGGCGACGTCTATCCCCCGCCGCTGGCAAAACCGGATTAGTTCCCGAAAAAGCGCCCGAGCAATCCCACTCTTGCGGTACTCGGGGCGCACATAGACCCATTCGATAAAGAAGCTAGCCGGTGGCTCGCCGACGGCACGTGACCACACCTCGCCCGCCAAGAACCCCCTCGTGTCACGGTCGGCGGCGAGCCACACGCCGCAAGTTTCGTCGAGCCCTAAGCGCCGCTCCCAATCGGCCCCGTAATGGAGCGCCGCTTGTTCCGCGTCGAGCCGCGGGTACGCATCGGGAAATCGGCCCTCGTGTTCTTTGACAAGCGCATAGAGCATCCCACGGAGCGCCGGAAGGTCGGCCCGTTGCGCTACTCGCACCACTAGCACGGCTTTGCGTCCATTGGTGCCCGTACCTTGCGCGGGCGCCCACGAGGGCGGCCCGTCGGTACGTACGGCTTGCGCTTCCGGGGCCGGCGCGGCTCGGGACGGCCGTTGCCATTGGCCGCGAGCGGTTCGGGCTCGGGCGCCGGCACAGTCAACGCGGGCGCCGGCTCGAGCGCGGGCGCCGGGGGCCGCTCCGCCGCGCCGGCTATCACCGCCTCGAGTGGGAGCACATAATGCACAAGGTAGGGCGCCCACCCACGCGTGAGCCATTGGTTGTCGCCGGTCAGGGCCGCGAGCTCGACGTGTGTAATCCCAAGTTGCGCGAGGTCGCCGCACGCGTAGCGCACAAGCGCGCGGCCAACGCCGAGCTTGCGTGCGACAGGCGCCACATAGAGCCAATGCGCGGCCCCGTAGCGCGTCGGGTACCCAAGCACGCGCTCGTTGACCTCGCCCCCAAGGAACCCTAAAAGCGCGCGCGTCTCATCCTCGAGCGCGACATACAGCAAAAGCCGCGGGTCGCTGCCGACTCGCCCGGCGAGGTGCACCGTGAAATCCTGTAGCGTACCCTCGTCGTGGGTCGGGTACGGCACGAGCCGGTTTGCTTCAAGCTCGGTGACGAGGTGCCCGAACGCGATGCGGATTGCGGGGATATCCTCGAAAATAGCCCGGCGTACAATCATCCAACCTCTAGCGCCATATAGCCGCCACCAGCCTGGCTTGCGGTAACCAGCGTCATGTTGGCATCGACCGCCACTTGATAGGTATACGTATGCGTCCCAGCGGCCGGGTTGTGCAGCCAACAAAGATCTGGCACCGGCACGTATGTCGGGTTTGCCGTCGACACCAAGTGCGTCGATTGGACGACGGATGCGCCATCGCAGAGCCACCGGAGCCACGCGTATCCCCCAGTGGCACCCGGGCCGAAAGCACTCATGCATGCGCACGCCCACAAATGCACCAAGCCCCCGCGCGTGGTGACCGAGAGACTCGCCACCGTCTGCCACCCGGTGGTACTGACGACGAAGCCTGCGGGATTCGCAACGAATGTCCCGGCGCCATTGACGGCATTTACCTGGATCTGTTTCCGCGAGACGGTATCATCGGAGAGTGTCAAGTGCGTCTTGCTATCAGAGCCCGTCACCGAGAGGAGCGTTTGCCATCCATTCGGGGAGCCTGCGGGGGCGCGAAAGAGCGTCACGTCGTCGCTTGCGTAGTTCAGCCGGAGCAACCAAGACGGCTTAGTCGCGTCGTAACCCGACGAGGAGCCGTCATTAGCGGTTACCTCTACCTCTGCCGTGGTCGCAATGAATCTCGCGCGAGGGTTCACATCAACAATGCCGCCGTGCACCGTGCCGAGCGCCGGATACGGATACACCCCGGCCAAGTCCCCGCCGGCAGCGACGGTGCCCCCAATCAATTTCGACCACTGCACATCGCTGATTTTAGCGTTATTCACTTGGCCGTCGCCAATATCGACGGTCTTTATGCCACCATCCTGCAACTCGCGGCTACCAACCGCACCGGGAGCGAGCTTCAAGCCGGTAATTGCACCGTCAGCGATGTTGGCGGTATCCACGCCCGCGTTCCATGCGGCGTAAATCGTATCAAGGTCAGCATCCATCTCCGAGGCTAGAATCTTCGTATAGCCGGCGGCCACCTTGCCCTGATACGTGGTCGCGTTACCCTCTTTCGCGGGGCGTTGAATAACCGCCATTACTTCGTTTCCCGCGCCGACGGTTGCACGCGCAATTCAAAATCCCGCAAGTCAAGCGGCACCGCGTCGGTATGGCTCAAGCTCACTTGAAACGAGCGGGCGCGTATCTCGGGCACGGTTAGCTCCAACTCCTCAAGGTCGAGCCCGGCCACCGTCCACTGGTCAGCGTTCCATGTCCCGGTGTTCCATACGCCGCCGAGGGCGGAGGAGAAAAAGAGGATACCACTCGTCGATAGCATGGCGTCGCCCGAGACGGTGCAACTCACCGACGTCGGCGACTGTACTTGCGCAATCATCCGCACACGCTTTGCCAACTTGGGCACAAGCGGCGTCCCGTCGTCGAGGTAAGACGTTCGCCATTGCGACACAACCGGCACGGGCGGGCTTCCATCCTCGACGTATTGCCCAGCTTGGTCGACGAGCAGTATTTGCCCGGCGCCGAGCGCCGCCCACTGCCTGTCATCTTCCACGGGATGATTTGGCGCCCGCACGCTCGCGGTGTACGCCGGGAAGGTATGCGGCCCCCACCACGACGGCGGGTCACCGAGCCCGTGGCGTAAGTCGAGCCACCATTGAAGCGTCGGCACCGTCGAGCCCGGTTGCGTAATGGCGAGCTTGTAAAAGCCGCGGTGGAATACCGCCCACGATTTAGTCCGGGCAACGGCCGGGATGCTCCGTATAGCCGACTCAATCGGCCACCCGATATCTTTTGGTTCTTGCGTCGAGGGTTGCATTAAGTAGACGCTACGCTTGCCGCAAAAAATAACCCCGACCGTTGTTGCCGCTATGGTGCGACCACTCGGGCACCCGATTTCTGCCGACACTTGCGCGAGGCTCGAGGTCGGATCATCCGAGCCTAAGTCGCCTTGCCACATCCACGTTGAGACGGGCGTAAAGATTGCGAGGGGTGCCGTCGGCACCGCGACGGCCGACGTTTGCGGCACCGGCACGATGCCCGTCACCGTGTCGCCGAGGTCACGCGTCAACCCTTGCGCCGGGAAAAATAGCCCTTGGTCGCGTACTTGTTGCTCCAACCCCGGCACAAGTACCGAGGTGCACCACACGCGATTTGCCGCCGGCCCCGTGCCACCGGCCCCGTAGATACAGCCGCGATGCGCGGCGAGGTGGGAGCCCCGACGGGTCACAGTCGAGGGAATCGGAATCACCCCGGTTGTGACGGTCGGGTCGTCGTAGAGCGAGAGTACAACCGCGGTCCCGGCAGCAACGCCGTTCGGCGTTTGATCGTGGGCGCCCTCTATCATTTGATCGACGCCAGCAACGAAAAGGTGCCAGTTTTGCCCGGCGGCCAACCCACCCGACGGGGGCGTAAAATCAATATGTACGCGGCTCCCTTGTGGCGTGCTGACATTTTGTACCGCGCCGAGGGATACCCACCGCAAATTGGTATTATCGTACACCCCCCAGCGGTATGCGTACGTCCCAGCAATAACATTCGAGTTAGGGTCAGCAACACACGCCGCCACTTGCCCCGTATCGGTCGCGACGCCGAGTTGCACCACATCCACCGCGGCGGCCCCGAGCGTCACGTACTTTAGCGGGTCGTTATCGTTGCCGACGTACACCGTATCACCGATGGCCGCGATACCGTAATATGCGCCCGTGCTCGCAAACGTCCCATTAGCAACGGCGGTAAAGGTGCCATCGTCGACCGACACGTACAATTTATCACCCCCGCTATTCATAACGGCCATGGCGTACAAATAACGGTGGCCGTCGGAGCCGAGGTTATAACAAAAACGGTCAACGTAATTGACGCCGGCCGGGAGCGTTTGCCACATTTTCGAGCCGAGCCGCTTGCTGAGTACGTACGTGAGCGACGGTACCCAATTGCTGCAAAAATAGAGAAACCCCGCCGGGGTAAAGGACGGATCGAACGTGACCATGGTACCAGCGAAGCGCCGGACCGGTATCTTATGCTCGCGGTCGCTATCGCCGGGCATCTAGTACCACCCCTCCGACGGCCACCCACCCGACCACCCACGGTACGGAGTACGGAAGCGCGCCGGGTCGAGCGGGATATCGCTCCGCTGCGAGCGGTGCGGCGACGCCCCGCGCCGGATCGCGGCAAGCATCGTGTCGCGGTTTTGTGCCTCTTGCTGTGCCCGTGCGTCGCGCTCGTGCTCGAGGGCGAACACATACACCGCTTGCACAAGGTAATTATGATACGGGAAGACGGGAATATCGACGGGCTCGTTAGCAGGTATCGGCTCGGGGGGGAGCCGCCGGTACCGGAGGAGCGCTTGCACCCTGTGCCCCGACGGGTCGGGGAAGAACGACGCGGTGGTATCGGAGCGGCTCACGGCAAAGTAAATCGGCGGGGAGCCGCATTGCATGCCGGGGCCGGAGCGTGCGGCTAGCTCCTCGGGCGACACCTCGAGCGAAAATGTGCTCGGCGTCGGGCTCCCATCATTCGAGAGAATTTGCAACGCGTGATCGTCGACACACGTTACAAAATCCGCGGGGAGCGCGGCGGTGGCCCCGGTTATCGTCAGCGCCGCCGACACATACAGAAACGGCCAATCGGCGAGCGTGTACAACTCGAAGAGGTGTTGACTCAAAAAATCCGTGGCGTCGGCGTCGAGCGCACGGTTACCGGCCCGGTTTAGGGCGAGGTCACGGATTCGCTGCCGTGTGTACCTGCCCGGCGGAATCGTCGGCATTGTCTCGCGGTGCCCCATTTCCGCCGGCCGGTTCCGCCACGCCTAGCTCCCGGCGTAGCTGCGCCACGGCGGCATTGTAGACCTTCACTTGTCGCTCCTCGAAATTCGACGCAGCGTCGAGGAGCGCGACGTTATTTGCTTTCACGCGCTCGTCGAGCGCGTTACTTGCCTCGGCGAGCTTCCGGCGTAACTCCTCGGGCGTATGGGCGGTAAAGGCGATTGACCCTTGCTCGCCCTCGCGCGTGACGCGGGTTAGCTGGCCCGAAAAGGGCGGTTGCTTGCTTGGCCCGTGTGGCATCGTTAGGCGCGTTGAATGGCGGCGGCACGTTCAAGAATCTGTCCCGTATCGAGGTCGACGGTTTGGCCGCGCGGTATACCTTCCGTCATGCGGGCCGCTTCGACCTGCTTGGCATGCTGCACAAGCTCAAGAATCGTGCGAGCCTCGCATGACCACACCTCGACATCCCCGACGAATTGCCTACGGTTAATCTGAACCGGTTTCATGCGCCCGTCAGGCTGTTTCAAGAGCGGCACGTTAAGCCGCACCCGGTCGCAATTCGGGTGCAACTCCGCATGGGTTGCCCGGCGGAGTCGAGCGGCTATCTGCCGAGCGTACCCTTTCCCTTGGTCGTCGTCGGCCGCGCATACGTCGCGCCACGCGTCATTGAGTGCCGCCACCATGGCCGGCGTGAGCTTTTCCCGCGGGTGGTCGAGCGCGTATTGTACTAGCTCCTCGGGGCCTAGCTCCTCGAGGCTCTCCGGCTCGTCGTCGTCGGGCTCCGGCTCAACCGCTTCCGCAAGCGGATATTTACGCGGTCGCCCCATTAGTTAAACGCCGAGAGACACTCAAAACGCCGGAAGAAATCGGTATTGAGAATGCACGTCTTGGTGTAGAATTTGAATCCGGCCTTGCGGCGTTGCTGTAACGGGTCCGAATCGGACGCGGTAGCCGGCGTCAACGTTGCCGTTACGCGGGCACCAATAGCCGGCACGGCAAACGCCGACTTGCCAAAAATGTACCCGACGTGCACGTTGCCCGACGCGGGCGGGTCGGCGGTTGCCGGGGCGCCGCTCGGGTTTGCCTGAATCGACACGCCGCCGCTGGTCATGGCGACGTTAAAGGTCGCCGCCGCGCCGGTCGTAAAGCTCACGATACCAGCATAGAGCGGCACGGCACCGCCGGGCTGTGAAACGAACAGGTTATAGCGGCCCGAGGGAGCGCTCGCACCGATCGTGAATTGCACATCAAACGCCGCGGCATTGGTGACGTTCACGGTGGCCGTTTGCTGCGTCGACAACCCGGAAACCGGGTCAGCGAGCGCGGCAACCGCTTTAACCGTCGAGCCGGCGGTAAAGCCCACGTCACCCGCCGGAAGCGAGGTAATGGCCGCAGCGCTAACACCGCTGGCACCCGTGGCAAGTAACGATTGAATCGGGAGCAGGTTGGAGCGCTTCCAGCGCACGCCACGCCACCGCCCAATCTCTGCATTAAAGAGCGCCGTCGTTTCGGAGTATTGGTGCGAGAGTACGAACGTCTGATCTTTCGCAAGGTCTTGCTCGGTGTACGGGTCGACCACGCCGGCATACATGGAGCCGGTAAAGGTCGGAGCGCCGAGTTGCCGGAGCGTGGCGACAATCATCGAAACGAAATCCGTACCCGGCACGTCACCGGCCACAAGCGCCGTGCGCGACGCCCGGTTGTTCGGGAGCATGACCACGCCACCCGCTTGCAACACGCGTTGGATTTCTCGGTCTTGCAACTCCGCCGACGCGTTGCCGAGTCGATCCTTTGCTGCCTGTAAGGCCGGGTGCTTGGTGGTCATGAGTGCCACGTCCGACAACGTGGTCACCATGCCCCATTGCTCGAGCACCGCAGTTACCTTGTTGACCACGAGCGCCGTTGAGTCGGGCGTAACACCCTCGGTAATCGGCGAGCCGGGGAGCGGCAAGCGCTCGTACCGCTGCGCCGAGTACGTCTTGCCCTCGCCCTCCGGCATGTTCGGGGTGTCGCCGATATCCTGAAACACGGTCAGTTTCTCGGCGACTTGGAGTAATTCGTCTTGCAACCACAGTGGTGCAAGATCGTTGATAAGAGTTGTTGAGGTGCTTAATCCCGGGTCGGTGTAACTATACGTTGTGCCCGCCATGTGCGGCGCCCTCCCTTCACTCCGTTAGATCGTCAGCCCTTCCATGACCTTCCGCTTTTCCTCAAGCGGCAAGCGGGCAAACTCTTCCTTGGATTGTGGCGCCCGCGGTTGCTTGGTCGGTTCCGGCCCGGCTTTCTGTACCGTCGCTCCGCCCTCGGTAATGGCGGCGGTGGCCGACGCGGCACGGCGTTGCTGTTCCGCGGCACGCTCTTTCTCGCGTTCGGCTAATAGCTCGTCCATATATTTTGGATCCTGCATGCGGCTCGATTGCACCGCGGCTACCGCTTGTTTCCGGGTAATCACTTGGCCCCGCATGCGGTACTCATTCCGCACGCGGTCGACTTC